CTTGTAGAGTTCACCAAATCGGCTTTTTCCCTTTTCGAGCGGCGGGTTGGCTTCTTCCCCGCCGTTGCCAGCTTTTTTCCCGTCTCCTCCTCCGGTGCACCGATTAAAGCCGCAGACAGCACCACCCGCGCGAGCATGAGATTTTCAAGAGGAGGCCGCTCTTCAACATAATCACGCACCAGTTTTAACGCGCGAGCGGGCTCAAGCCCGCCCCCCATCAACCCCAGACGGAGCGTTTCGCGGATGTCCCCTATTTTGAAGCTCCTGTCGCAAATCCGCTCCAGAATAACAAAGGGACCGGCATCGCAGGCCTCCTGCAATTTCTGCAACTCCCCCCAACCTAAACGGAAGGGATAGGTGCCATCACCAAAATCAAGCTCAATGAGCCCGTTTCTGTTTTGCATCTTGTTGCCTCCTTAAATTGCCGTGACAGTCTTGACCATTTCGCCGCTCGACTGCATTGAAACATTAAGAGAAACCGTCTCGCCGTGCGTGCCAGCAATTTCAATGCTTTCCAACTGCATCTCGCCCGTATAGGCCACTTTCTTGTCAGGGAAGACAACCTCCAGCCTCACCTTGGCGGCAGCCGCTGTTTCAAAGGCGTTCAGCCATGTCTCAACATTGCTTGAGGCGACAACACCTTCGCCGGAAACCGATACACTCAAGGAACCTACATGGCGAATAATCCAGTCAGGCGCGTCTGGATTGTCACAATCAGGTATGCGTGCCTCATTCAAGTTTCTAGACCAGGACACCGAGCGTGATAAAAAACCGCAAGGCGCGGTATAAACGGTCGGGTTGGCATTATTGCCAAGATAGATGAATATGTTACCACCCGTGATGGTTTTTTGCAGTTTTGCCATGGAATATCTCCTTATTTTGGCGTTTCAATTTTCAATGATTGGTTTTGAGCGTCAAGGCCGCTCAATAGCGGCCTCAAAGCTCAAGGCCGCATGGGTTGTTACCCCGTCTGGGTCATAAAGTTCGTGCGTCTGCTCGTGAATGAGATAAACGAGAAGATGGCTTGTCAGTGCCATATCCGCATCATGCAGGGCAGCGCGTACCGCCTCCGATATCGCGCTTAATTCCTCCATGCCTGATGCGCGTGACCAGACATCAAGCTGGAAAGTCACCTCCACCAAATCAAGGCAATCAGCAGGCCGAGAGCGAACTGTCACCGCCCCAATGCTGATATAGGGAAATTCCACTTCCCTGTCGGTTGGCACATCGTCATAAATGCGCCCATCCACATAAGTTGAAACCTGCGTATCCGCCTTCAGCCTCTGCACAATAGCCTTTTGCAATTGATATCTTGGTGATGTCATAGTGGGAACGCCAGCTTTATCTGCTGTCCGTGCTTGTAAAAGGCTATCGAACAGCGGGCTTCAAAATCACGATAATCACTGGAAACACGGGCAATCATCATGACGGCATCGCGTTGCTTCTCCAAAAGCTTCAAACCGCCATCTTCAAGCCATTGATACAGTTTTTCCGATTTCTTGCGCGTCTTGATTTCCGCTTGAACAATATCAGCGGCCAAATCAGGCAATATGCCAACCTCAACCCAGATAGCCCTGCCACCATGGGGCATGATAACCTCAAAGGGGGAACCCGATTTAGGGAAATATTTCAAAGTATTAGGAGCTATTTCAGCACAAAAACGTTCAAAAACGGGAACCGGAATATTTTTGCGCATGCCGATAGCAGAGCGCAGCGTTTTTAGGATATAACCCCGCCGCCCATCTTCCAGTACCGCGCAATCATAAGATATATCGTTGCCAATACGCGCCGTGCCAAAATGCGTCACACGCGGACGATCTGTTTTATACATATTCTGTTTCATTGTTATTTCCCCATAAAAAAAGCCGCCCTGAAAGAACGGCTCATCTTTTGTTTTCTATTTCCCTGTCCGGCTTGGCCTCATCAGCTTTTTGTTGCTGCCTTGACCGCTTCACCTACTGATTTCCGGATAGCGGCGCGTGCTTTCTTTTTCCTCGCCCGCCATACCGGGTAAAAGAAAGGTTGCGCTTTCATGGTACGGGTGCCAAATTCAATCAGGCGGGCTAATTGCCTTTCCCCACTACCATGATCAACGCGGGTTGACGCATCACCGGCATAAACCGTCAAGGTCATCTCGCTGCCAAGTGCGTTTTTTGCCTGTGCCAGCGCGTGCTGCCCCTTGCCCAATCGCCCCCATGTCCAGCCAATGGTGTTGCGTAATTTGCCGCTATCAGCCGGTCCCGACGCTTTCATCTGCGCCACTATTTGGTCGGCCTGGCGTTCCATCTCGCGCTTGACCTGTTCCTTTATCTCTTGCGGAATTTTGTCCAGCCGCCTTTGCTGCTTGACCAACCCCATTATGGTTGGTCTTCCCCATCTTCTCGCCATCGCGCTCACCCCTGTTTGGTGTTTTAATCTTCACCGCCTTGCCGCCCAAGCATTCACATCCTGCGCTGGAACATAGGCAATGAGATTATCATGTACGGTGCCGACAATATCTACCTCTTGCCCATATTCCTGCTCAATCAGGGTAATCGCCCACAGCATCATGTCGGAAAGGCAGGATTGAATGGGGGAGTTGATTGCCTGTCGCTCGGCACGCGATTGCACCGCATTGTCCCAAGATTTGACCATCGGTAGATGGCGAATGCGTCCTAATGGACTGCGCACCATCTCTTGCAAATGCACCATCTTCTTTTGCCTGTCATGGTATTTTGTCAGCCCACTATAGAGGGTGAAAAAGTCATTGCGGATTTTAGCGGCCTCTTGTTCAGTGAGTTTCAACCCATAATTTGCCCAAGCATAGGCGATAAAGCCCTGCACCTGCATACCATAAAGGAGGCCAAAATTGGCGGGCTTGGCATTGGTACGGTATTTCTTGAACAGTTCTCGGGTTTCTTTGTCATCACTGTTTTCCCAACTTAAGAATTCCTGCAAATCAACATTGCCGAGCTTGGCTCCGGTCACAGCATGCAGGTCAAGTCCTTGCTCATAGGCTTTGAGCATGGTGGGTTCCGGCGCAACGCAAGCCACAACCCGTAACTCACCTTGGGAATAATCAAGCGAGAGAATAGCTTTTCCCGGTGGGGCAATGAAACATTCACGTAAGTGTTTTGCCCATTTGGTCTTTTTTGGCAATGTTTGAAAGGCCGGGTCTTTACAGGATAATCTTCCTGTTACCGTGCCACTATCGCCGCCCCCGTACCCCTCCTGTGCCGTATGGCCGAGAAAATAGGTTGAGTGAAAGCGACCATCTGACCTTAAATGTTTAAGAAAACCCTCAACAAAAGTGGACAAGGTTTTTGAGGCGGCATCGATGTCGGATAATGCTTCGACCATTTCGGCAGCCTCCGGCACAGTGGCAAACTGTTTTAAGTGTGACTTTGCCATGGACGGTTCATTTGTTTTACCGGTAAAGACTTTGGGTTTAAGATTAAGGCCACGTGGCGAGAAGAAAAAATCTTTCAGGACTGACGGCAATAGTGGATTTTTGCCTTGAGTAAGCTGGCTTTCAATCTTCTCCCGATATCTGACCCGTAATTTATTAGGCAGGATAGAAAGAGCTTTATTATGGCCTTCCTTAATGACGTGCTGCAACTCATCCCGCAAGACATGGTATTTCTGCTGGTCAACTAGCACACCGCGCCGTTCAATCTTCTCAAAAGCACGGGCGGCGGGATGCAAGATTGTCATATGGAATTTGGTCAAATGCTCGTCTTGGGTTAGCTGGTTGCGCAATACATCGGCCACGCGGTATGTCGCGTCTGTATCGCCGCCGCTATAGGTGAGGAAGTCATCTTTGGCGGGGATGGTTTCCATATGACCCTTATCGTGAGTGGCGTTGAAATCATCGTCATAACCGCCGAGTTCTGTATAAATTTTAGCATGGGTGTTGAGACTATTTGACTGATTTTCATTAAGTAGTGAGCTGACCAGCATCGTATCAAATTTGAAATTCGTGCATTCTATGCCCCACTTTTCAGCAATCCAGATCAAATCATATTTGCCGTTTGCCAGCCGGAGTTTGATTTTAGGCGAAGTGAGCAGCCATTTAATCTGCGCAAACAAATTAACATCAGGCTTGAACGAGAGGGGTTTTTGTTGGGGGCCAAGATACAAGACTTCTGCCGTTCCAGCCTCTCGGGTGAAGCTGATAGAGATAATATCTTTCTCCGGTAAGCAAGGATAAAAACCCATTGTTTCCGTATCGCAAGCAACATCAATTGGTTTGCCTGTCTTGTCATACTCGGCCTCAATCTCATCAATCATTGTCTGATAATCATTAACGTAATTGTATAAGCCAATTTGCGGTTTGATTGTGCCTGTTTGCATCAATCGTACGGCAAGGCGTAAATCCCAATCAATCAGTTCGGCCTTTTCTGGTTCAGAGGCAATAATCTTTGGGTCAAAAGTGATGAGATAATAGCCGTTTCCGTGAGCAATCGGTTTTTCCCGTGAACTAAAAACACTGCGGTTCTTCGGAGTAATACCTGCTGCTTGCAGACTGCTTAATGGCTTGGTGCCACACACCAGAATAACCTGCCCCTGTTGAGGCATGGGAGGAGATTCTTCAAAATGCCACATCTTGAATTGATGGGGTGGAATGTGATGCTTGAAACCTTTGAAAGACCGCGCGTAAGCACAGGTAAGCTCCTGTGTATCCGCCGATGCCCAAATGATAATCATGATCAGCCCTCATGCACTCTCGGCACAGGTTGCCACTTGCCTATGACATCATCGAAATAAAAACTTTTGGCAATCGCTGGGAACATTCTTTTTATGCAATCCTCGGCACTGATAGCTTTCATATCTTCAAGCAGATTTTTAGGGTTCTCCATCTTCCCCAGATCAAGGAAATGTAGCATTGCCTGATAAGAGGAGGTGCCTACCGGAATATCAAGCAGCAAAGCCAAATTGCCCTTGACGGGGATAATGGTAAAAAGCCTACTGTCAAAGATGCGGGTTGAGGCGCAAGACAGGGACAATTTGAATAATAATCCGGCAAGATGGATGGTGCGCTTATGTGCTAAAGTGATTTTGGAATGCTGTTCGTCCCATTTCAACTTGGTTTGCAGAATATCAGCAATATCGCATAGGGCATTGTGAATTACATCCATCTGATTTTCTCCCCCGTCACAACCGCGTCTACTGTGCGCAAGGACACACCGTAAAGGGTGGCAAGAAAACTGCGGCGATTACCGTAGGTTCCCGTCAAGGTCAAAACCACGGGCTCATCATCAAGATTGTCAAACAAGTTGCCGATTTCTATCTGATCGCCGACTTCCAGTGATTGAAATTCTTCCAAGCTCATCATGACGCTGCCTTTATAATCTGGAAATTTGGGATGGGGGTCTCGAATAAAATGTCCAAGTCTAGCATCACCGCGCCCAAAGCCTTTGCCGCAAGTTCAGTGTCAGCGATTGACATGTGCAGCGAGGCGTGAGCGTCGCTTTTGATCTCGAAATCACTAAAAGATTTAAAGGTTTTGTGTTTGGTTAGGTCTCCTTCCAAACGTAAAGATAATTGATTGTTCCTGTAACGTGCTGCCATTTTGATGTGGGGGCTGGCTGCGACCATGAAGTAGCGGCTGTCCTTGCTTGAGCCAGAAACTGGCTGATACATATGGGTCGCATTCATCAGCCGCACCAGCGGGGCGGTTTGCATCTGCTGAATGTCAAAAACAGGCCACGGGGAAGCGTTTTTCGATGCTGGTTCATTCGAGTTTACCAACCCTACAACAGGGAGCATGTTTAACGCCCAAGTTGCTTGGGGTGTTACCATTTTCAGATGATCTTTGCTTATAATTGTCACTGGCATCTCAACCTCTTATGTCTTGGTCTCGTGCTATTTGTATTTAATTTTAAATGTTAATCGTGGCTGCACAAGTATTAAATGAAATCAATTGCATATTATTACCAAATCGCCAAAGCACTCTCTACTGGTGTGATGGTTATTATCCCACCTGTTCCTAACGACACTGGTTGTCGTTGTTTCTTTTCCTTATAACCATCCATCGGATTAATACCAAAATGCTTGACTAGAAACTGTACCTGCACCTCAGTTTCAACCGCCTTGGGGCAATAATGCTGACGGACATATTGGATTGCATCCTTCTCTCCATAAAGACTGACAAGGGCAGCTAGAAGGGTGCCAGTGCGTCCATGTCCGCCAATGCAACCTACATGCACTTTAAAACCAAATTCAATCCGTGATTTCGTCCATCCAACAAGGGCTTTGAAATCATCAACATCTTGTGGCACACCCATGTCGGGAATGGGGAAGTAAACTTCCTCCCCCACTTCCCACGGAAAACGCTTTGCCGTCTGCCTCATGCTGTGGCACAGGCCGATATAGATATCGGCATCTGTGATAACGGGGCTGCTGCATGAACCACCATAAATGACAAAATCACTGTTGGGGAGGGGCAAGGGCGGATGGGGGTGATAACAGCGTTCGGTGTAAGTCTTTTTACCACTCCCGCCAAAGTCTATCCAATCTTCATCGTTGCGATGCTGATATTGGCGAATGTCGGCACGATCGCCATAAATCACATCATTTAAATTCTTACGTTTCATTTGAATACCCTCACGCTGCCCTCTGGAATTTTTTAACATGCACCCCGGGCATGACGATAAAATAGTTTTTCTTGAAATCTTCTTCCTGTTGTTTCTTTTTCTCGGCTTCCAATTGTTTCTTCTTTTCGGCCTCGGCGAGATACTTTTTAATGCTTTCTGTCATGCCATATTTAGCAAGTTTCTCTTCCTTGTCTTTCGGATAATTATAGAGGGCGCCAAGAGCCTCCACCTTGTACCAGTCAACATAATCACCAAATTGATTTGGGTGGTGTTGGGTGAATAGCTTGACGAGGGTAATCAGCTCCTCATGGCAAAATTCTGCAATTACCTTGTCGTGCAAAATAGCCTCCGGTATCTGGCCGGAACGCTGAACATCCAGAATGCGAACAAGATAGCTGCTGTAGTGGCTATAGAAATGCCCTTTGTTGAAGATGGGGCCGTTATTGTGCGAGAGCGTCCAGATGGTGTCGAGCATGATCTCAGGCGAGGTCTCGCCCTTGATAAAACGCAGCAAACAATCAGTTATCTCACCCCAAGCCTTGCCACCATAACCTTTCAGCCATTTGCTGTTATAAAATTGCCAGCGGACACATTCAAAGAAATGCCCGAGACTGGTATCAGGTGGCTCTTGTTGAAAACGCTTAAGAATGTGGCTTTCATTATCATGTTTGTGGAACCACTCCGCCACTTCGCTACTGAATAATTTGGTCATGCGCGGCAAATTTTTGTCTAAAGACTGGTTATGGCGAACTTCACGGACACAAATCATCACCAGATAGTAGAATGCCCGCACTGCCTTTGCCGCCATAATATTGTAATACCTATCAACAAAATCAGCATCCCACTCACTCATTGGTTCGTAGCGGTCATACTTGCTCTGGATAATTGAGAGGCAATGATTGAGCCCGTAAAACCATAAAGCCTCTGTCTCCGGCGGCACCTTGTCTTCATCACGCATCGCTTTTTTGAATTTCTGGCAAAATACTTTTAACGGCACATAGCTCATATCACGATATGAGGTCAGCGGGCGTGAGAGATGAAAATCAAGCGTGTTACGGGGAGAAACAAGAGCCATTAAACCCTCCATGGTTTTAAGAGATGGTTTAATCTTAAAGTAAATACGTGAAAGAACAAGATAAACATGAAATCAATTGTAAATTATTTTATTTGAAAAATCGAAACAAGCAGTGCCTTCCAAGCCCATCGCCACAAGTTACGCTGGATGGGGGAAACATCAAAATTGGCGACATAATCTTGCTGTTCTTTTGTTTCGACAGCGTGGGGCGTGTACTGCTCACGGATAAAGGCAACTGGATCGCTTATTCCCGACGCTTTGGCAAGCAAAGCCATGAATAGGCCAGTGCGCCCCCAACCGCCCATACAGCCGATATAAAGTTGTTTACCCGCCAGACCAGCATGGATTGTCTTTTCAAGACAAGCCAGCACTTCATCATCATGTTTTGGTACTGAAAAAATCCTCTATTGGTAGATGAATATCCATGATGCGACCTTGTGTCTGCTCTGCCCGCACACATACCCCGTAATAGGATTGGTCGGGATAAGCATCATAAGGGCCGCCCGTTATGTCCAAAGAAGCCCAAGCCCCCCACCAGCCAAGTTTAAGTTTAAATTGTCCGTTTGGTTTCCTGTTAGTTATGAGGGGTTGAGTTGACGGTATTTATCACCGCGTAAAATGGGAATATCCTTAGGGGCTTGAATGTCAATGCTGGCCTCCCCCTTATGGGTTGCCAGACCGGCACGGGCATAGATTTGTGGGACAATTTCGACTATCTGGTCGCATGTCA